GAGAAGCGCCACCCTGGCGCTCCCTGCTGCCGCCCGCGTGGAGCGGCAGCCGGGAGGGTCAGGCGTGCATCGAGATCTCGCAGCCATTCGGGTTGTGCCAGCCCTCGCTGGCGGCGGCTTGGGCGGCGTCGCGCGCCTTGATCCAGATCGCGGCCAACCCGGTCATGCCGACCTCGCAATCCAGCTGATCGAACTGCCGGTGATATTCCGCCTCCGCCTGGCGCGGCGTGCAGCCGGCGGCGGCGAACACGGTCAGAGCGGCGTCCTCGGCGCGATAGCGGTCGTCGGTGGTGTCGATGGCGCTGCCGTGGATCTGGATCGAGATCATCTGCTGGTCCTCCTCTGTCTGATCGATCAGGCCGCGACGAAGCGCGACGTGATCTCCCACTCGCCGTGCGGCGGGAGCACATTGTTCGCCGGGTCGTACTCCTGCTCGGCGTCGGTGATCGTCGCGCGCTCGATCAGCGTCGAGCGGTCGCTCGCGTCGTAGGTGCGGCACCACAGCACGCCCGCATCCCAGTCGCAGCGATAGCTGACGCTGACGATCTGGCCCGCATCCTGAGGCATCTGTTCCCACTTGATCATCTGCTGGTCCTCCTCTGTCTGATCGATCAGGCGTCGACGATCTTGTCGCAGATCGCGTCGAGTTGATCCTTGGTGATTACGCCGTTACGGACGCTCAACCAGACGGTGGTGACCGCCAAGTTGAACTCGGTCGCGCTCGCGAAACGGTCACAATGTCCGCTATTGAGCACCGCGTTGTGAGCGTCCGTGCGGGTCTGGATCGAGATCATCTCCTGGTCCTCCGTTGTGGCCGGGTCGGCCGGTTGCGATGGAGCCAAATATAAACCTGCCGTTTCATCGCGCAACACAATCTGCCATGCAAGCCACGCATGGCGCTATGCGTTTCGCGCTTGACGGACTACACGCGCGGTGTATCCTCGCCGCATGACAGTCGCTGAACTCGTTTTCCACCTCGGCGGCAACACCGCGCTCGCGCGCGTCCTCGGCATCTCGCCACAAGCGGTGTCGAACTGGTCCCGGCGCGGCGCGATCCCCGCGCGGCGGCACTACCAGGTCGCGCGCCTCGCACGGGCGCTCGGCCTCCACATCGATCCCGAGGCGCTGCGATGAGCCTGTCCCGTGATATTGCCGACGCCGTTCGCCGCGCCGGTCAGATGACCGTGTCGGAGATCCTCGCGGCGTTTGGGCACGAGGACGAGCAGCGGCTCGCCTACGCGGTGAGCAACGCCGCCTGCAATGGTTGGATCATCGGTCCGAAATCGCGCGCACTGCTCCCGCATGTCGCCTATCTCGCCGCCCCCCGCTCCAAGCGCTTCGCTTCGCAGCTCGGACCGGGCAGATGAGGTGGCGATCAACTACGAGAAGCAGGACGAGCGCTGGCGCTCTCAAGCGGGCGAGATCGAGTACGAGGACCATCCGCGCAGTCTCGCGGCTCCTCGCATCCTTTGGCGAGCAGCGCCGCCCCCGGCTCGGTCTTCGTGCGGATCGAGTGCGGCGCTGATGGCGGCGGCGTCGCCGGGCATCTATAACGAATCCCCAGCGAAATCCTCCAAGCCCGTCGACGACGCCGAGATCAGACGCCGCACGATGAACGGACAGAGTCAGGCGAAGATCTCCGCCGCTCTCGGCATCAGCCGCTCGGCAGTCTGCTCGTCTCGACGCAGGACGAGGCGAGAGCGCGGCACAACGTTTGCGGTCAATCGTGGCGGCGGAAAGAGCAATTATGAATGACGACGAGCGCGACGAACCGGGGCGGAAGTGGTTTGCAACCGCGCGCTGGGAGTTGCAATCGTTGCAATCCAGTCTGAATCTCGACGTTGATGCCGTCGCCGTTTCTTCATTCAATCGCAGTGCTTTAGGCTAGGGCGGCTACCATGTCCAACCAATGAGGCTAGCAGAATGAAAGCAATCAGCATCTTGCGCGAAGCCGAGGAGATCATCTCGGCGGATCGCGAGCGCACACATGGAAAAGCCGAGGACAACCTCGCCAATATCGCGACGCTCTGGGATGCGTGGTGCCGCGTATCGCGCGACGCGCAGATGACGCCGCACGACGTCGCGATCATGATGGCGCTCCTCAAGCTCGCTCGCACGCAGACCGGCACATACAATCGCGACGACTACGTCGATGCGGCGGGCTACATCGCGCTTGCGCATCGCCTCGCGGCGGCGGGCAACGAGGAATGATGCGGTCGGTGCGACTGATCCTGCACGGCGAGCCGGCATCGAAGGCGAACAGCCGCCGTCTCGTCACGATCCGAGGACAGGCGCGGCTGATCAAAAGCCAGAAGGCGCTCGATTACGTCGCCGTCGTGAAGGCGACGCATCCGCCGCTGGTGCCGCTGCTGGAGGGCGACCTTCGCATGACGGCGGATGTCTACTACGCATCGCGGCGTCCTGATCTTGACGTCTCGCTGATACTGGACGCTCTCCAGGATATCGCCTACAAGAACGACCGCCAGGTGCGCGAGATGCACCTGTATCACCACCTCGACCGCGAGAACCCTCGCGCCGAGATAACCCTTGAGGAAATGCACAATGACCAATGACGATCTGTCCCGTTTCGCCGACCGCATCGAGAAGTCGATCCAGGCCGTCGAGGATGCGCGCGAAGATCTAGCGGCGATCAAGGCCGAAGCGACGGCGGCGGGCTACGACGGCGGCGCGCTGGTCAAGGTCGTGGAGATGCGCCACAGCGAGAAGCGGCGACAGAAAGAGGAAGCGCGCCTCGCGCTGGTCCGCTTGTACGCGGACCGGCTGGGCGTGCAGCTGAAGCTCGATATCTAAGAGACGGCTGGGGCTCCTCCCCGTGCGCGTCCGGCGGGGCGCGCCTCCCAAGCGGATCAGCGCCTCACGGCGTCAACACCTCCCCCAGTTCCATGCAAAGGGTGATGACCGCTCCCGCCACCTTTTCAATCCTTATCGAGGACACATCCATGTCAGGTCTCTTGCTCCACCGTATCCCGCACGTTTCCGCATCCTCCCTCAACCTGTTCGCCGCCGAACCGGCGCTCTGGGTCATGGAGCGGCTCTGTGGCAAAAAGGGCCGCGTCGGTCCTGCGGCGCATCTCGGCACCGCCGTCGAGGCGGGCGTCGAGGCGGCGCTGCTCGGGAGGGCGAACAATATCGAGGCCGCATCGGCACTCGCAGCGGCGCGCTACGACGAACTGTGCGACGACGCCGACGCACGCGCGAAGATCGACTCGATGCTGCGCCAGGCATGGGGCGCGCTTGCGCCCTACGGCCAGCCGGATGTCCCCGAGGACGGACGGCAGCACCGCGTCGAGGTGGCGCTGGATGGCGTTCCGGTGCCATGCATCGGGTACACCGATTTCGTGTTTCACCAGCACGGCTGCATCATCGACTTGAAGACGTCCAGCACGCTGCCTTCGGCGATCAAGATCGCTCACGCGCGGCAAGGCGCGGTGTATGCGCGGGCCTTCGGGAACTACTCGATGAGGTTCGCGTATGTGACGCCGAAGAAATCCGCCGTCTACGTCCTCGAGAACCCGGCGGATCATCTCGCGGCGCTGGCGAACATCGCGCGGCGGCTCGACAAGTTCCTGGCGGTGTCGGCAGACCCGCAGGAACTCGCTGCCATCGTCTGCCCCGATTACGACAGCTTCTACTGGAGCGATCCCCAGACCCGTGCGAACGGGCTGGCCCTGTTCGGCTTCTGAGCCGGAGCGCGACTGGCGCTTTCCAGTCAGGTGAAACGCGAAACGCAAAAGGAAAACGGAAATGGCTCTCGGTATCCCCACCAATGCGAACCGCACCCCCATCGTCAAATACGATGCGAGGGCAGGTCGCTGGTTCCGCGTCGACGGCAAGGACAGCGTTGTCGATATCTCCAACGGCTTCGCCGCCGTCTTCGACCTCGCGCAGATCGACATCGGCTGGGCGCTTTTCGCCGCTGGTGCGCCGCCCTCCATCTCGTTCGCGCGCGTCCCCGCGCCGATGCCGGAGCGACCGACGCCGGACCACAAGCGCAGCGTCCGGCTGATGCTGAAGCTCGCGAAGAGTGCGGGCGGCGATGTCCGCGAGGTACTGACCCAGGCGGGCATCGTCCAGGCCGCGATCGACCAGCTGCACGACGCCTACATGGCCGCGCCCGAGGCGAAGGAGGGCAAGCTGCCGGTGGTGGCATGCCCCTCGACTGAAGCGGTGGTCCAGACGATGGGCAACGGGGCCAAATCGACCAACTACAAGCCCGTTCTTCAGATCGTCAACTGGGTGCCCCGTCCGGCGGATCTGCCGCTGACCTCGGGGCCGACGCCGGTCGCCGTGGCTGCTCCCGCGCCGGTCGCCGCACCGCCGTCCACCGGTTCGACGGTCGCCGCGCCGCCGCAGCCGAAGGCGGCTCCTGCGCCGCTGCCTCCCGCCATCGGTGACGACACCGAGTTCTGATATCGAGATCGGCGCGGCCCTCCCCGCGTCGGTGCCGGTGTCGCCTACCGGCGGGCAAAGTGGCGAGCGAGCCGGGGCGACATCCCCGGCATCGGTCTGCCCGGGCCGCATAGGAGGCACGCATGACACCGACACCGCAGACGCCGCTCGACGCGGCGCTCGACTATTACGACCGGGGGCTGATGCCGATCCCGGTTCACCGCGTGATCGCGCATCGTGAAGGCAAGCCGATCTGCTCCTGCGGCGCGCGCGATGGCTGCGCGAGCCCAGGCAAGCACCCGACGATGACCTGGTCGCAGTTCCAGAAGCGCCGACCGCCGCGCGAGGAGGTGGCCGACTGGTGGTCGGGCGACCGGGCGCGATACGGTGTCGGCATCCTGACGGGCTCGGCCAGCGGCAACATCTTCGTCCTCGACGTCGATGTCGGCCCAGGCAAAGACGGCGACGACAGCCTCCGTGCGCTCCAGCTGGCGAATGAGGATCTGCCCGAGACCGCCGAGGTCCGCACGGGCGGCGGCGGGCTCCATCTCTATTTCCGCGCGCCGCCTGGCGTCGCCGTGGTGCGGAACTCGGCCAGCAAGCTCGGACCCGGTCTCGACATCCGAGGCGAGGGCGGGTTCGTCGTCGCGCCGCCGTCCGTCCATGCCTCGGGCCAACCCTATGTCTGGTCCTGGTGCAATACCCTAGCCGAAGGCATCGCGGATGCGCCGGAATGGCTGCTCGATCTGGTCCGCGCCGAGCCGGTGATCGGGGCGACGCCGCGAGATCGGGTTGCGTCGTCGCCGCCTGTAGCGTCTCCGGTCGGCGCAGGAAGCCTCGGGGTGCTGCCGCCTGCGGTCGAGGACGGGCGCGAGGAGTACATGCGGGACACCGTGTTCGCGGTCGCGCTTGAATTGACCGGCGAGAACGGCGCGTGGCCGACCGCCGAGGAGGTCTACGAGGTCGCGTGGCCGCAGTTCCTGCGGCGCGTCGATCTCTCGCGGCCCGGGCGGATCACCCGCGACAACGCCGAGGCCGAGATGCGGGCGAAATGCGCGCAGATCGCCGCCAAGGCCGAAAGCGGGGGCATGGGCGCGCTCGAGGACGTCGTCGCGGCCTATCAGGCCAAGCGGCGGGAACAGCCGCGCCAGGGGCCGGGAAATCGGCAGGAGGAGGCGGCGGGTGCATCGCGGCAGGAACAGGCCGAAACGCCGCGACCGCCGACGCACTTCCCGCTCGTCTACGCGGACGAGATCCACGCGGGCGACGCCGCGCTCGACTTCGTCGAGGGGCTGCTGGTCGAGGGCGGGATGTCGGTGTGGTATGGCGACAGTAACGTCGGCAAGACCTTCGCTCTCCTCGATGTCGCCATCCACGTTGCGCTCGGGCGTCCGTGGCGCGGGCGCGAGGTCGATCAGGGTGCGGTCGTGTACTGCGCGCTGGAAGGTATCGCCGGCATCAGAAACCGTATCGCCGCCTGGCTCAAGCACTACGGGATCACGCCGGATCGCCGCGCTCTGCCTCTGGTGGTCATCCCCTCGGCCATCAACATGCTCGATCCCCAGGCCGATGTGCCGGGGCTGATCCAGTCGGTTCAAGCCGCCGAGGCTGAACTCGGACGGCCAGTGAAGATGCTCTGCCTTGACACGCTCAGTCGCGCGCTGGCCGGCGGGAACGAGAACTCTCCCGAGGACATGGGCGCGCTGGTCCGGTCATCGGACCTTGTCCGGCAGACCACCGGATCGCACCTAGCCTATGTCCATCATTCGGGAAAAGACACCGCCAAGGGCGCGCGCGGGCATTCGCTGCTCCGCGCCGCCACCGACACCGAGATCGAGATAAGCCGCGCCGAAGGGGCGGAGGTGTCGGTGATGCGGACGACGAAGCAGCGCGAGCTTGAGAGCGGCGACGACGTGGCCTTCCGGCTTGAGGTCGTCACCCTCGGCGTCAACCGCCGTGGCAAGCCACTGACCAGCTGCGTCGCGGTCGAGGCGGACGCGCCGCCGGAACCAGAGCGGCGTGGGCGCATCAGTGGGGCGCCGGCAATCGCGAGACAGGCTCTTGAGGCGTGCCTAGCCCAGAGCGGGACAAGGACGACGCGGAGCAATGTCCCGCCGAATGTCCCGGTTGTCCCGGTCGAAATGTGGAGGCGCAAGGCATACGAAATTGGCATCTCAACAGGCGACGCCGAGGCAAAGAAGAAGGCGTTCCAAAGGGCCACCGTAAGTCTCGTCAGTGCCAAAATCGCTGCAATCAGCGACGACGTGGCGTGGCTATGTTGACCGGGACAAATCGGGACAAATCGGGACATGTCCCGTTTCGCAAAATGTCCCGTTACCGGGACATATCGGGACATATCCCTTTAGGGATGTCCCGATATGTCCCGATGACATTGACGGAGGACAGATGAAGAGCGTTTCTGACTACTCCCTCGCCAAGGCTATCCTCGACGGCGTCGATGAAACCATCGCCGCCTCCGAGCGCAGGTGGGGCGTGGACCGCCTCCGGCTCCTGGTCGCTGACGACCTACGGGCACGGTGGGACCGCCAGTGGGTGGCCTACTGCCGGGCGGTCAAGGCTAACGACCTCGCCGACATCCAGAAGCACGGCGCGGCGGTCCGGCGGGCGGTGGCGGCGCTAGAGGCGGCGGCGACTGCTGCCGGGGCCGAGCCGATCTCGCCGGTGGTCTGGGAGACGGCCTACGAGGGCCGGGTGATCGCGGTGGTCAGGACCAGCGCCGAGGCGTATGCCGTGGCGACGCAGGGGCGGGGCCTCGAAGTCTGGACGCTGGACGAGCTTGTGCGCGTCGCCCTGCCGAGGACCGCGATGATCGCGGCGGTGAAGGAGGTGTTCCCCGGGGCCGAGGTCACCGCCTACAAGTCGCCGCCGACTGACTGGGCGAGCGGTGGCGATCCGTTACCCGATTTCCTGATCGCCTGAGCGTGGAGCCAAAATGATGCCGAGCAAGGACACCTCTCAGCGCACACCCCGCCCCAGCGGCCGGAAAACCCGCCCTGGCGTCGATCCTGCCGAGCCGGTCATCCCGCCGACGCAGGAGCGCGCGCGGCACGCCGAGCACGGGATCGAGGTAGCCGAGCCCGAGAGGACCGAGCGGGGCGGTGGCAGGGCCTACACCGACGCGCAAGGGCGGGCGTCGAGGCCATGGAGGGTCGTTGATACGCTGGCGGCGATGGAGAGGGCGGGCACGATAGACGGCGAGCAGAGGGCGGCGGGTGAGAGGTATCGCGCGCTGTTTGAGATCTCGGGGCGAGCCGGGGCCAGCGCGACCAGGATCGAGCCTCGGTCCGGCGGCGGCGATCAGGCATCCGCCATCGAGCGGCGCGTGGCCGCAGGACGGGCGCTGGCCGAGGCGGCGCAGCTGCTCGGCGGGCCGGGGCCGCTGCATAGCATCGTCGTGGAGACCGTCGCGCTCGGGATGTCCTGCTCGGCCTGGGACCGCGCGCACAGATGCCGGGAGGGTCGAGCATCGGCCATGGTGGCCGAGGCTCTCGGTATCCTGGCGAGAGAGTGGCGATGACCAAGACGGCACGCTTGACCCGGCGGCGGCGACACCCTACCCTAGCCGGTATGATGCGCGAGGCGCGCCGATGAAGACGGTGGGTCAGCCCCTGCGGGGGCAAGCGCGTCGGACCCTGACGACGGTGGTCGAGGGCCGAGATAGCTACTACGACAGCGCCGAGCATCGGGCGTGGAGCCGCGAGGTACTGCGCCGCGCGGCCGGTATGTGCGCCAGCTGCGGCGCGCTAGATCGGCGACTGGTCGCGGACCACCGCGTCGAGATCCGCGATGGCGGCTCGAGGACGGACCCTGGCAACGGGCAAGCCCTATGCTCGCCCTGCCACGGTCGGAAGACGGCGGCGACGAGAACAAAGCGGCACTCAAGCGTTAACATCGGTGGAAAGCGACCCGAAACAGGCGTTTAACTGGCCCTTCCTGCCTATGGGGTAGGGGGTGTTAATGTTTGGGGCCTGGGGACGCGCAATGCACAGGGGTTT